AGGTTCCAATGGTTCAGGCTCAGGTTCCAATGGTTCAGGCTCAGGTTCCAATGGTTCAGGTTCTTGTTCTTGTTCTAATTCTGTATTATCATATACTAAAGAAAAATTATCTTGAAGATCATCTTCTGTAAAGTTTGTATTTAATACAGTATTAGTAGAAAATAACAAATTATCTACTACTGATTGTGGATTAAGATTTAAATCCATTAAATATTGTGGACTATTTAAAAATCTAACAGAAAATTCTATAGAACCAATTCTAACACTTATTATTATAATACGTTCCTTAGGGACATTATATGAAATAGATAAAAACGTTTTTAATATTTCTTTTTGTTGCTCTAACGATAATATACGAAATGTATTATATAAATTACCAGAAGATATATTAAATCTAAAATATAAATTAAAATCTGCACTTTCTTCACAACTTATTGCTGTAAATATTTTTTTCATATGGTATCTATCATATGACATAATTTTATTTACACTTGTACCTCTACGGTTAAAATCTCCCATCTTATATAATTTAATTATAAATTAAATTATTTAAATACTAAAAAAAATAACTTTTCATTTGTTTTATCAAAATTTATATCACCATATATTGTTTCTGAATCAAAATTTAAATAAGAGCCTATTATACAATTATTTATTAAATCTAAATAATCATTATCCGTATATGAACCTTCTTCCATTGGTATATATGTACTTTGTATTGCTATAGAATTATTTTTTGAAAAAATCCATAGATTTGAATGGTGAGGTATTTTCATTTCTTTTATAGTTGTTTTAAATATTGTTGTCATTATGTTTTCAAATGAAATATTAAAAAACATTTTTTCTTCATTCATATTTTCAATATCTTTATTTTCTAAATCAAAAATGAATTTATATTTATTTTTATTAATAAAATCCATATGTTCTTTTGAAATTTTATTAGAAACTTCATATACATGTAAGTTAACATCTTGATTATTTATTTGAATATTAAAATCTAAATTATAAATATCTTTTTGTTTAACTACTGATTGTTTAACTACATTATTTATTACATTATTTTCAAAGTCTTTTTTTTTTGTCATTTGTAAATAATTTCTTAATAATTGTTCATTTAACTGTTTATATATTATTGGAGATGGAAATTTAAGAACCGGTGATTTAGATTCTGTATAATTTTTAAAATCATGTTTAAATTGTTGAGTAAATCTATGAGTATTTTTAATTTTATTAGGGAATATATTCATATAATATATTAACAAATAAAGAGTGAGTTTTCACACACAAAATTATTTTTCTTTTTTTTCATTAAATAGCGTTCTTGTGAAAAATTCTTTCCATAAGTTGTATTATTTAAAGAACTACCTGATTTATTTACATTATAAAGCGATTTTGATTTATTAAAAATACTAAAATTTGCTAAAGGAATATTTGATTCTACATTATTATTACTAGTAGATGTTTCAGCATTATCAAATTTTTCTTGTTTCTTTTTATTTGCATTCTGTGAAGATGTAACTTTGTAAGATTTATTATTAAATATCATACCTACTGTATTTCTTTTTCTGTGACCTAAAGGTGCACCTGTACTTTGAGGTATGTTAACCTTTGATGCAATAAAAGTTTCATTATCATATGAAACTTTTCCATTTACAATCAAAGGAGAGATTCTTCTTAAAGAAAAATCTGTAGAACAATTTACACATAAACTAGACATTGATGTCATATAAATTAACATAACAAAATTAATATTTACTAAAATAAAAATTGATATAATTATTACTAATAATATATGATACATCCAAATATGTTTAAATGTCACAAATGTAATAAAATTTATAAAAGAGAAAATGCTTTAATAAAACACGAAATAAAATGTCAAAATAAATCAAAAAATACACGACCTAATTTAGATAAAATGTGGCATATTATTTTAAAACAACAAAAACAATTATCAGAACAAAAAAAAGAAATAGAAAAATTAAAAAATATTGTAAATAAAGACGTTAAAACTATTGATATGCTTGATTGGTTAAAAGAAAATGTTGAACGCAATTTAAATTATTCCGATTGGATAAAAAGACATATAGAAATTACACCAAAACATATGAAACTTATTATGAAAAACAATTACAAAGATTCAGTTCCATCTTTATTAAACCAACTAAAATATAAAGATAAAAATCTAGTTCCAATCTTTTGTTTTAATCACACCTCAAAAGTAATATATATTTACGAAAATAGTTGGAAAAAAGCATCACAAATAGATATTAAAATGATATTTGATGAAATAAATTTACAACTATTAAAACATAATATTGAATATGAAAAAACTTTAGATGATAAAACTTTACACTCAAAAAGTCATTTAGAAAATAATGAAAAACTTATTATTACACATCATAAAAAAAAAGAATGTGTTATAAATAAAATAAAACAAGAAATCTATAATTTACTGAAAATAGATTTAAATGAATTAAATAAATATAAATTTTATATATAAATGAAAAATTTATATTTAATAAGACATGGATATGCTTTACATAATTTTTTATTTTGGAAGATAGGAAAAGAAGCATATGATATTAGAGATACACAATTATTGCAAAAAGGAGTAGAGCAAGCCACAAATTTGGGATATGCATGGTCGGAAAAAGATGGAATTGATTTAGTTATTTGTTCACCTAGTATTAGAACTTTAGATACAGCAACATTAATATTTAAAAATACAAATCATAAAATTATTGCTTTAGATTCTATTTTAGAATATCCATTGGGAAGTGAAGAATGTAATAGAAGAAAAGACAAATCAGTACTTCAAGTCTTATATCCACAAGTAGATTTTTCTAATATCGTTTTTGAAAAATTACCATGGAATTACACACATGAATCAAAAAAAAGTTTACACAAAAGACAACAAACTTTCTTAGGTTGGATAAAAAAACGTAAGGAAAAAAATATTTGTGTTGTAAGTCATAGTTCTTTTATAGGAGAATTAAAAGATGGTATTATAGGAGATGAAGACAATGAATTAAAACATTGTTTTCCTTATAAATATATTATTGATGAAACTACTGAAACTGGTACTTTTGTTTAAAATCATCCACTTCCATCATTAGTACATTTAGTTTTCTAGCCTTATCAGCCTTACCAGTATCATCATCAATATCTTTAACAACTACCATAAATGTTTTTTTACTTACACTACTTGAAAGTTCGGCTCCAATTTCTTCCAAAATAGAAGACAATTCTTTATCACGAAATCCAGTCATAACAATTTTCTTTTCATACAATGGATGCGACTTATTTTTCTTTGATTGTTCTTGAACTTGTAATTTATGTTCAAGATTAATTAATACCAGAAATTCTTTAAAATTATCAATATAAGGCACAAACATCTGTGCTGTTTTTGTTTTAAATCCTTCTAAATTAATAATTTTATCAAGTTTTTCTTCACTAGTTTCTTTAGAAACCAAAATATCTGGATACTTTTTCAATATCTGAATAATTCTTTTTTTACCCAATCCTCTTTGAAATATATTTGAAGCACTCATTAGTTCATCAATGGTAGACAATTCTAACCTTTCATGAATAGAATTATAAATCTTTGTAGCCATTTTCTCCTTAAAACCATCTACGGTAAGAAAGTCTTCTATAGACATGTTAATGATTTGAGGAATAGAATCAAAACCTGCTTCCATAATTCTTTTTACATTACCTCTTCCCAACCCCGCAACATCTATTTTCTTAAAGAAGTCTTCTATCTTTTTAAGATTTACGATTGCATTATCTCCAAAATCTGTCAATACAAAATCCTTTTTTGATTCATTCCATTGATATTCAATATCTTCATCTGGCAATTTTGGTTCTTCTGCCGGCTTAATAACATTTTCAACTTTTGGAATAACATCTCCGCTCCTAATAAGTTGAATAACAGACCCAATACCTATTTTGTTTTTAACAATAAAATCAGCATTATGTGCTGTAGCATATGTAATAGTTGCTCCTCCGATTTTAACTGGTTGGATTTGAATACGAGGCTTAAGATAACCTGTTTTACTGGGAGTCCAAATAACATCAACAACCTTTGATTCAACAATTTGGTCACTTAAAACCATTTTAAATGCGAAAGCATGTTTTGGGTTTTTAGATGTTCTAGGATATTCATGGTTATCCACTACAATCACACCATCAATATCATATTCATAATTTTCCCTCCATTTTGTCAAATATTTTGACAAACTTTCATTTGATATTTCGGTTTTCTTTTTATTAATAACGGTTGACTTTTCACCCATTACTTTCTTAAGAAACTTAAATTGTTTGCTAGGAATAAGTTCAGGCTGAATAACCTCATATGCAACAAAATCAATATCAGTCCATCTATCTGGTAAACTTTCTTTTGCATTTGCTGTACCTGCAATCATATTTCTGGGATTACCAAACTTATCTGACCAATTATTTTTAAACTTTTCTTTTGTCATAATCAATTCACCTCTCACTGTAATATTCTTTCTAGTTGGAAGATTCAAATATTGAATGGCATGACTAATATCTTGTCCTACCTTTCCGTTACCTCTAGTATAAAGTTTTGCTTCTCCACCTTCTGTTGTATACATTGCTGAAATACCATCCAATTTTGCACTCAAAACAAAAGGGCCCTTAAACTTTTTTAGCCAATTAGCAACAGCATTACTATCTGGTTTAATTTTATCCATTGACCACATTTCATATGGTAGTTTAGACTTTCGCTTCTCTACGGACACACTGCATTGAGTATGACCTTCTTTTATTGCCTCATTTTCTGGAAATTTTTCTTCAATATATTCCTTCAAAATATCATACTGTTCATCTATCATGACCGACTTACTGTTACAATAATATTTCTTATTCGCATATCGTATCATAGCACTCAAATCAGACTCAACCATAGCCTCCAATATAGGCTGACCATGCTTTTTGTATTCTTTGATAAAATGTTTCACAGAGTTCTTTTTTTTTAGTGTCGTATTTTTAGTTAGTTTTTTTGACTTAGATTTTTTTTCAATAATCTCAACAGCATTCCCATCCAATCTTTCTGTTGGCTCTTTATAGTTCATTTTCAAAAATTTGAAAATAGACTGTTCATCAGGAAAATATTTATTAAGAGCAGTTGTTTTCTTTTTATCTTTCATTTTTGTAAATCCATGTTCGTTCATAGAATATCCCATATTAAGGGCTCGTTGCCTCATTACAGTATTAAACTCTTTGCTTCCCGTAAAGTACAGAATAGCAAAAGCAAACTGATTCTTAGGTGTAAACATAAAGTCAATTCGACGTGCAGGCTTGCCTTTGATTTTTGAAACTCCTAAACACTTTACTTTTCCTCTCGACAAAACCTCAATCAAAACCTTCTTTTTAATAAGACTATCAATAAAGTTTATAAATACAGATTCATCATCATTTTCATCTGAAATTATGATATCAATATCTCCTGAATCTTGTTTTCCTCTTCGATAAGAACCAACAATCTGAAATTTAGAGTTGGCATTTTTAATTTTAGTAAAGACAGTTGTTAAAGTTTTCTCGTAAGATACAATTTCACGTCTAGGAATTCTTTTAAGAATATCTTCATAGTATTTCAATCCTTTCTTTTGAACATCATTTAAAAGTTCATCTTGTCTTTCTCTTAGTTCTGCTATAGTAGAAACCTTATGCTTTTTTACTAGTTCTTTAGCCTTTTTAGGACCAATTCCATAAACATTTGTAAAAATAAACATGGGATTATCTTTTTCTTTTTCAATGGCTTTTAAAGTTCCAGTTTCCTTAAACTCTTGAAACTTATCAATAATAGTCTTACCTATTCCCTTAATACCAGCCAAATCTTTCTTATCGACTATAGGCTCTTTGTGAAGAACAAGCGCGTCACGAGCCTTTGAATATGCTCGTGCGCGAAAGAATTCTCCTTTTTGAGACATAAGTTTTTCTAGTTTTTCAAGTATTGCGATAAATTCGTTTTTGCGGTCCATTATTGTTGTAAAGTAACTTAAACTTTAACTTATTTTTTTTATTCAATTTTTTATTTTGATGGTGTTTTAGATTTTGATGGTGTTTTAGATTTTGATGGTGTTTTAGATTTTG